GGCGGCACGGTCGCCTGCACGGTCGGCGTATACCCGGACGGGGTGGGCGCCGGGGCGGCCGAGTGGAACTTCGCGTCGAAGGCCTGCTGCTGCGGGCCGGGCAGGGACTTGATCCGCTCGTCGATGACCTCGCGGTACGTCTTGTCCAGCTTGTCGAAGTCGGCCTTGTCCAGCGGGGTCAGCGCGGCTACGACGTTCTGGTCCGTGGTGCCCTTGCCAGCCCGCGGATCGACAGAGGCAACCGCCACGACCTGGTGCACGTTGAAGTTCATCGACCTGGGGTCGAGGTTGATGTCCTTGGTGTAGCGGGCGCCGTAGCGCACTACGAGGCCGTTGGCCGGATCGTTGGCGATGCTGTCCAGATCGGCAGCAATTTTGGCCTGGGCGGCCTGCGGGAAGGCTTGGTACTGGCTGTGTGATACAGCCCCGTATGCGCGGGTGCGGTCGTACGGGTTGATGATGCCCCGGCCGTATTCGGCAATGTCGGCAGCGTCTTGCCGCGCCTTGTCGGGGTAGACGACCCGCGTCCCGGCCAGGTGGTCGGCCAGGGCGGCAGGGAACACCCCTAGGGGGTCGTCGGCGATCTTCCAGGTGCGGGTTGCCCCGGACAGCTGGACGGTGGTCTGAAGGCTGTTCAGGTGGTCGCGGATGGCGTTGCGCGTGTAGTCCGGCAGGGAGGCGTACTCCTGCGGGTCCAGCTTGCGGTAGGTGGCAAGGGAGCTGTGGTAGGGGAACCGGTCGGCGGCGGCCAGCATGGCGTCCCGCTTCGCGCCGGTAAGCGGCGCGTCGCCCTTGAGCTCGCGCAGGGTAATGAACGTTGCCGTCTTGGCGTGGTTGTCGGTCTGGTCGTCGAGGCGGTTCTGCAACACCTTGCGGACGAGGTCCTGGTGCCCGGCGGGCAGCGTGTGGAATTCGTCGAGGCGGGTGCGGGGGATCTCCGGCTCGTTGCCGGAGACGTGCAGCAGATTGTCGACGACGTTGTTCTTGGTGGCGGCCGACCAGGGGCTACCGACGGCGAGGCCGGTGCCGATGACGTTTTCGCGGAGCTCTTTGACGGCCTGCTGGTGGATGGGGTGGGCGTTGGCAAGGTCGGCGTGGCTGGCCTCGAAGATGTCGAAGATGTCGCCGGGGCTGAGGCGGGGGGCGCTGTCGTAGGGGCTCTTACTTGCGGCGGTGGCGATCGACCTGTACGCGGCGCCAGAGGCGCTGTACGGGTTGGCGACCAGGCGGGCGCGTAGCCAGGTGGGCAGGTTGGGGTTGTCCTCGGCAACGCGCTGGGCTTCTTTCTCCAGCCGGTCGTCACCGGCGTGGCCTGCCTGGACGGCGGCGTGCAGGAACTCTTCGTGCAGCTGGTCGGCGTCGATCTTGCTCGCGCGGAAGTCAGCCTCGGCCTGCCGCAGACGGTGCACGCCGGGGTGCAGGCCGGTGTACTTTTCCAGCGGCGCGGTTGCTGCTGCGTTGCGGGCCGTGCCGGGGGCGCCTCGATGCAGGGCGTGCAGGGCGTCGGTGACCTTGCGCTGCTCGTCAGGCTTAAGCGCATCGAACTGGGCCTTGGACATCCCGGCGAGGGCACCCACCCGGTCGGGGTGCGCCGTGCCGAGGTCGGCCGCCTTCAGGGCTTCGGTGACGGCCTGCGGTACGGCAGGCGCGGCCGGGGCCGAAATAGGCGGAGACGCGGCCGGGGCCGAGTTTGATGATCCAAAACGATTGAGGAGACCGGTGGCGGCCTGCCGCTTCTTCGGGTCGAGGAACTTGGCCTGCGCGTTGGCCAGATCGTCGCGGATCGTCTTCTGCTCGTCGGCGGGCAGGGAGTCGAACTCGGCCTTGGACAGCTTGCCGTAGGCATCGACATGCGTCTTGGACTGCACGGCCTTCGGTGCGCTGCGGTTGGCGACGGCCCGGGCGAGCTGGACGTGGGCGGGGGTAGGCGGTGCGCTCGGTGCAGCCGGGATCGGCTTGACGGCCTGGCCGAGGCTGACCTTGCCGGGCGTGGGGTTGATGACCTGGTGGACGTTGCCCTTGGGGGTGGTGATGGTGCCGGGTGTGCCGGGGGCAATCTGCTTGCCGAGCGGCGCGCTGCCCGCCGCGTTCGGGGCGTATAGCTTGGCGAGGAGCTCGTCAGACTTCTTCTGCTGCGGGCCGAAGCCGCGCGCCTTGATGGCGGTGATCTCGTTGCGGATGGTGTTCTTGTCGGCGTCGGAAAGGCTGGCCCACTCCTGCGGCGTGATCTTGGCGGCCTTGTCCAGCTTGTACTGATCGGTCACCTTCGGCTGGGTAATCACGAACGCCGGACCGCGGCCGGACACGGAAGGCTTCTTCTGCTTCGGGCCAAGCGGTAGCGGGGCCGTCTTCACCTGTACGCCCGCCGCGTTGGAGACGGCCTGCCCGGCGTGGTGGGCCTGCCCGCCAGCCAGGTCGGCCTTCTGCCCGACCTGGTGAAGCGGTACAGCGGAGACGCCGTGCGCGGGCGCGGGCTTCGGCTTGATCTCGTCCAGCAGGTGCCGGGGGATCGGCCTGCCCTGCGCCTTCAGGTCGGCAATCCGCTTGAGGCGGCGGCCGTTGGCCCTGCGGACCCGTTCCTCTTCGAGCTGGTGGTAGGCGCCGGGAGAAACGAGGTGCAGGGTGTGCTTCCAGCCTTTGCACGGCCCGGGGTGTAGCGGGGTGCGGCAGGCGGTTAGCGAGCAGGGCTCGTGGGCGTCGTCGTCCTGGTTCGTCCAGGCCTTCAGGTTTGCCATGAGGGCGAGGGTGGTGGCGCCGTCGGCGCCTGCGGCAACTAGTGCCGGGGAAAGCGTGAAGGCCAGCGTGAAGGCCAGGACGTCGATGTCGAGCGGCTGCGGGGGAGGCTGGACCACCGGAGTGGACTGGAGCAGGCTCCCGAGCGTCGTCATGCCCTTATCCTACCGATCGTTTTTGATCTTCAAGCTTGAACATGCCCGAACTTCAGGCGACGCTGAAGTCAGCCCCTGCCCGCCTGCTTCAGCGTCTTGTTCTCGGCGGCGATCCGCTTCGCCCGGGCTTGCGCTGCCTGCGCCTTCCCGTACGCGGCCCGCTGCTTCTTCGACATCTTCGCCACCTGCGCGGCCTGGGCCCGCCGGTTGAGGATGGCCTGGGCCCGCTTCTGGAGGGTGGTGTTCTGCGCCTTCTTGCGCTGCGCGGCGCGCTGCGCCTTCGCCGCGGCCTGCTTCTTGGCCCGGTCGGCGCGGGCTTTCGCCTGCGCGGCCTGCCGGGCAGCGCGGGCCTTGGCCTGCGCATCAAGCCGGTTCTGCTGGGCGGTGTCAGCGGCCCCGGCGGCCTTGGCCTTCGCGTTGGCGGTGGCGGCCTGCTTGAGGGTCTGCTGGTGCGGCCTGAGGGCCCGCTTGTATCCGGCGACGGCGTGCTTGGCCATGGCGGCCAGCTTCGGGTTGCGGGCGGCATTGGCGGCGGCCACGGCCTGGGCCTGGGCGATGGCCTGGTTGAGGCCGTTGACGGCGGTCTGCGCCACCTGCACGGGCGTGGCCTTGGTGGCGTCCTGCGTGCCAGGTTCGGTTTCGCCGCGATGCTGGCCTTTGCACAGGCCGGGCTTGTGGGTTTGCTGGCAGAACTGGCCGTCGGTGCAGACGGCCTGCATGAGGGTCAGGCCAGAAGCGGCAAGGGCGTGCCGGGTCTGCCGGTTGTCCATCCTCGTCGGCTCGTTTTTGATCTCCATCAGTTCGGTGCACCGGCAGTTCACGACCTCCTTCGCCGGGGCGGTCGGGTCGTGCGGGTGCATCATCTGGAAGCCGCCGACGGTGAACGGAACCCCCCACGGTTGGAGCTGACCGTCGGCCTCGACGTGGTCAGGGCGGGTGCGCTGGTCGTCGGTGGACAGCCAGCGGTGCATCCAGGCGGTGCCGGTGTCGCCGTCGGCGATCATGGAGAAGGCGTCGTGCAGGCCACCGTTGTAGGCGCCGACGACCTCCGTTCGCGCGACGGTGCGGGCCCGGTTCTTCCACCGTTGCACGTCGGTGTCGGCGAACAGCTGCTCGATCTGGCCGGTGACGTCGGGGATGCTGGCCCCGTTGGTGGTGCCCGCGTCGATGATGTGCGCAACGAGGCCGTACACCTCTGTGGGGACGGCGTTGAGCCGGTTCTCCCGGTCGGCGATCCAGTTCCGGACGAACGGCCGCGATTCGAACAGTGTGCCGTCGGCGAACAGGTTCCGGTAGGGGGCGGCCAGGACTTCCTCGGCGACCTGGGCGGTGTATCGGGCGGTGAGGGCGGCCCACTTCGGGGTTTGGGAGAACACGGACAGCGGGTCGGGCACGAGGCCGAGGCGGGCGACGCCTCCGGCGAACATGGCTGTTTTTACGGCGGCCAGCCACTCCAGCATCATGTCCAGGTACGCCTCGTAGAGCGGCGGCTCGTACTGGGCGTAGACCTCGACGGCGGCCTGCTTCTGGGCGGCGGCGGTCGGGAGGGTTGGCTGGGTCATCAGTCGTCTCGGCCTTCGGCGGTCATCCGGATTTCGTTGAGGTGCCAGGGACTGGTGAGGCCTTCCGCGATGAGCTCGGCCGTGTCGGTGTCGATGAGCAGGCCGAGGCAGGGGTCTGCGTCGTCCGGCTTGTCGCCGAGCTGGAGGTAGAGGTTCCGGGGGTTTTTACGGCCTGGCCGAAGCTTCATCGTCGGCTACTCCCTGTAACGTCCGGGTTTGACCCGGTTGGCCCACATTATCAAGATCAATCTTCCGGTTTCCCCGGGGCGGGCACCCGTACTGATGGGTAACTTCTGAGGAGAGCAATACGCTCCGTACGCCGATAGAGGGTCATATCGCCGTCGCAGGTGACGTAGCCGCACCCATCGCGGTGGATCTTCACGGTGATCCGTTCGCCGACGTGCTCGTCCTCCGTAACCACGTCGTCGAGCAGGTACGTCACGACGGCCTTCACGGCGTCAGCCCTTCCCGCGCCCGCAGCAGCGTCGCCCGCAAAAGGTCCGGTTCGTGAGCGACACCACGCGTCAGCAGCTCGGTGCAGTACCCGGCTAGGAGCTGCTGCAACGCGTCAGGATCGACGCTGAGGGCCTGAGACTGCTCGCGCACATGCGCCCATGCACCGGCCAGCAAAGAGGGCACACGCTCAACGTCAGCCACCACCCTCGTGTGCAGTTCGTGCCTCGGAACTCCCATGTAGCGGGCCCGCTGCGGGCCGGGCACCAGGCGGCCACCGGCCAGCTCCAGGGCGCGGTGCACAGCAGCGTCGGCGGCGTAGAACAGGGCCACCGATTCCCCCTGGGCGGCGGCGGCCAACTGGGACAGCTTCTGCCCCCGGGCGGGCGGCACCTTCCCGGCCACGGCGTCGGCGACGGACGGGAACTGCGGCAGCCCGCGGTTGGCGGCGTCGGCCGGTTCCGTCCCGGCGGCGTCGTAGCCGGGGTCGCCGGGCATCAGGTCCCCGCTGGGCGGGGCGGCGGGCCCGGCGGGGGCAATCTTCGGCAGGCCGAGGACCTTCTGCACCTCGGGGTCGGAGGCGTAGGCGGGCTGCGCAAGGACGAGCGCCTTCATCAGGTTGTACAGGATCTCCTTGTCGTCGGGAGCGTCGTCCTCGGTGAAGGCGGCGTTTTCGCGGGCCGCCTTCGCGCTGATGATTTCCTTCTCGACGAACTGGAGGGCCTGGTCGGAGCGGTTGGGCCGGACGGTGAGGGCGGCGATGTCGAACCAGAGGGTTGTCTTCTCGGGGTCGCTGATGCCTGCGGCTTTGAGGGCGGGCTGGAAGTAGCCGATGTTCATGGCGTCGGCGAGCTGGATGAGCAGCGGCTCGATATGGATCTTGATCGAGGATTCCTCGATCTGCCATGACGACCAGTGGTTCGCCTTGCCCATGCCGAGCAGCACTTCGGGCGGGATGTCCAGCGACATCGCCATCCGGCCCACGGCGTCCTTGCGCATCTCGGAGATGTGCTCGGAGATCGACGAGTCGAACGTCAAGTGTTTGATCTTGTCCAGGGCCTCGACAGCCACCTGCAAGATGATCGGCACCACGGCGGCGGCGTTGTCCCGCTGCTGCATCGACGTCGCCATCGTCCGCTGAAGCAGCTCCGCAAAGCCTTCCACCCCGGTGCGCTGTGGCACCCCGGGTGTCTCCTGCGGCGGGCGGGGGAAGTCGATGTTGTCCGGCAGCAGCAGGATCCCCGCACCGGCAAGACGAGAATCGAGCTCGGCGAACACCCGCTTGGTGCACTGCTCCAGCTCCCGCAGCACCGGCAGGATCGCCCGGACCGTCGAGTCGGCGGCGTCGTAACGGCGCGGGTGCGGATTCCATGCCCTGATCAGCAGGTCTTTTTGCGGGTCGAGCTTGTACTGCCCGCCGCCGTGAGTAATGGACCGGCGGACCATGATGTCGTCGCCGCGCCGATACACCTCCGACGAGGAGCACACGTACCACTTGTCGTCGTCGGCGTTCTGGTAGCCCTCGGCGACGATGAACACGTCGCCCGCCACCATCATGTTGATGCCGAGCAGGCGTTGCGCCTGCGCCTTCGCGGCGGGGGTGCCGAACATGGTTTCGGCGATCGTCTTGATGCGCTGATCGGTGACCTCGTCGCCGATGGTGCCGTCAGGGGCGACCTGGGCGGCGTACATGCGGCAGCGGGAGACAGCATTGCCGATCCAGTTGACGACGAACCGCATCTCCCCGCAGATGTCGTAGTGGCGCCACGCCTCCCACTGCCAGCGGTGGTCGCCCAGCTTGAACATCTGCCAGGAGGCGGCGTCGCCGAGGTTGATCGGGACGGCAGCGCCGACCAGGGACGCCCGGCGGGCGGCGGCGCGGTAGTCCACGTCGGTACCGGTGTCCGGCAGCGTCCCGGCGGGTACGACCTTGCGCTTGGTCAGTAGCCCCACCCCGTCACCCCTTCACGCGTGCTAGCACACCGGCGGCGGCCGAGAGGGCCAGCACGAGAGCAGACACGAACAGCCACCAGCTGTGGCCGTAAGCGTAGATGATCGGCGCGGCGGGGATGGCCAGCCAGATGGACAGGCACCAGGGGCAGAGGAACAGGTAGGCGAGCATGTCGTGCCCGCGGTCTTTGAGAGCGGTGACGAAGGCGTCGCGCGGGCGGGCGGTAATGACGTCGGAGGTGAACAGCAGCACGAGGCGGGCGAACGCGAGGAGGTAGACGGCGTATAACACGGAAGAGCCGGGCATGGCCACCATCGTAGGTGGTCAGCCCGGCTCGTCCGTGTAGGCGCCGGTCAGATCCAGTATCCGCCACGGTCGTAGACGCCCATCGCGGTGCGGGCCGTGTCGTCGTCGAACAGGATCAGGGTAACGCGCTCGACGCTGCGGTAACGGCCTGAGCTGATCCCCTCCAGGGCCTGGAAGATGGCGTCTTCGACGGGCCAACCGTAGACGCCGGAGGAGATCAGGGGGAAGGCGACGGTCTTCGCGCCGAGCCGGTCGGCGACCTTCAGGGACTCGACGTAGCAGGAGCGCAGCAGGTCGGCCCGGTCCTCGTCAGCGTCGTATACCGGGCCGACGGTGTGGATCACGTGCTGCGCCGGGAGACGCCCGGCGGTCGTGGCGACCGCCCCGCCGGTCGGCAGGCCGTCCGGGTATTGGGTGTCGCGGATGGCCTGGCATGCGGCCAGGATGGCGGGCCCTCCGGCGGCGTGGATCGCGCCGTCTACCCCCCCGCCGCTGAGGAGGGACCGCTTGGCGGCGTTGACGATGACGTCGGCGTGCACAAGGGTGATGTCTCCGGCGGCGACGCCGATGAACGGGGCGTGCTTGCGGGTGAGGAGCTGGCGGGCGCGGGCGGTGAGTTTCACGGTTCCTCCTGGTCGGTCTGTCTACTGACAGCATACAGCCCCCCTGCCGCGCGGGCAAGGGGGCTGGTCAGCCCGGCCGATCAGTTCTCGTCGACCGCGAACCCCCCGGCGGGATCGGCCTCGGCCACCGAGAAGCCGACCCGACCGTCGTCCCAGCGCCACTCGGCGACCTTCGCCGCACTAGCCTCGTCGTACGCGTCGACGACGGTACGCAACGTGGCCGCTGCCGGGCGGGTCACCACGTACTGCTTGCGGTCCGGGATCGGCGCCAAACCGTACTGAGCCAGCACCTGGTTGGCGCTGTAGTCGCAGTACTTCGGCCCGGCGATGTGGCCCATCAGGATGATCTCCCGCAGCATGGCCAGGGTGGCGTCCACGGTGGTCGGCGCGTCAGGGTCGGCAATGTCGGGGGCGTCCTCGGGGCCGGAGGTGAACACCGGGTCGCCCTGCACCGTGGATCCGGTGACGACCAGACGGGCGCCCGACAGGCGGGTGGTGAACACCTCCAGAGCGGCGGCACGGTCGTAGGCGTAGACGCTCACCTCGGCCTCGGCGAGGACGGCCGCCTTGATGACGTAGGCCTTCTCGCCGAGGATGCGGGCGGTGACGCCCAGCTTGGCGAGCTTCTTGTTGGCCCACTCGGGGGCAATATCGCCGTTGCGAACCCAGTAGCGGGCGGTCTGCTCGATGAACTCGCGCAGGGCGGTCAGCTGGGCCGCCTCGTCGGCGTCGCCGCCTGCGGTGGCGGCCAGCCAATCGGTCCAGGTAGTGCCGGGGGTTGCGTACTGCACGTGATCCTCCTCGGTCATCAGATTGCGTAGGTCCTGAGCCTACGCGACGGGCGCTCTGCATGTCCACTCGGAATAGACGAACGGCCGGTCAGCTTACTGACCGGCCGTTCGGTGGCTTATCGCCCCGCCGCAAGGGGTTCGCATTCGGTTGATCCCCGGGCGCCCGTGAGCCCGGGGGGCCGCGTTCTGCGGTCCCGGCGGCGGGGAGTGGATATACCTCGGGGGCGTAAGCCGGGGCGCCCGAGGCAGAGGCGGGGGCAGGGTTCGAACCTGCGTCTCAGACCCGCTGTCCGGCGGGGTCCGCAACCTGGGCCGCTAGTCGACCCCGCCGGGTGACGCCTTCCGCTGGCGCAGCATCTCGTGCCGCTCATCAGGTGTCCTGCCGCCCCACACCCCGAACGACTGCCGGGTTTCAAGCGCCCAGTCCAGGCAGTCGCCCTCGTGCGGGCAGCGATGGCACACCGCCACGGCCGCCGGGAAGCCACTCGCATGGGTCGGGTAAAACAGGTCCCCGACGTCGTCGTCGTTGCATGCCCGGTCGGGACGGGCGCTGACGGGCGGCGTGGCTTTCGCCGCCTGCGGGTCGAAGGTGCGCCGGTGTGTCACGGCTCGACGGCCGGGGCGAGGACGGCGGCCAGCCGGGCGGCGATCTGCCGCTTCTCCTGCTCCCAGTCCTGCTGCCCTTCGACCGCCTCGCTCTGGCGGATCAGCTGCCACATGTCGTAGGCGAGCCCCGACCACGGTTCGACGGGGACGTGCTTCGTGAAGTCCTTCGCGACCGCCATCAGCCGATCCACCACTGTCGCCGGGGTGCGCCCGTCCCAGCGGGGGGCGTGCTCGACCTCGGGGACGGCGGCGAAGTCATCCCAGTGGGACAGCTTGTAGTGGTAAGAGACGGTGCCGGTGTTCAGCTCGATCCCGACGATGAAGTAGCCGCCCTCAAACATGGGGGTGTCGTCGGGGTGGTGGGCCTTGGACCGCCAGGCGGCGCCTTCCTGCGTGGCGGCGTAGGCGGCCAGCACAGCGGTCAGCGCCCGGCGGTGGTCGTACAGCTCCTCCATGGTGTGGAAGCCGTCGGACATCTGCGCCGGGTGGCCGATGCGGACCGGAAGCGGGCCGCTCTCGTCGTCGATGGGCCGCTGGTGCTGCCGATATTCCTCGGCGGTGTGCTGATGCCAGGCGTGCTGGCCATGCTCGTGGGCAACGCTGCCGGTCATTGCTCCTCCTACTTGTTGTCGCCGAACGGGGCGCTGAACCAGCCGTCCTGAGTGTTGGGGGAGTTGGGGGGTCCGACACGTCGGCCGCCGCCCTGGGCTACGGTGTCGCATCGGCGGCAGATGTGGAAGACGACGCCGTTGACGCCGACGTCCCACATCTCAAATCCGCAGGTGCACCGCGTGATCTTCATCGAACCTTGTCTCTCTCTCGTATACCCCCATGGGGTAGGTCGCCAGGGCCCGAATCCGCGCCGTGGCCACGGGGGACCCCTTCAGTGGGCCCTGGCGACCCGCCGACCTGCGCCCTTTGGCTTGCGCCTAGCAACGACTTCCGGTCGACAGCACCCTTGCCTTACTGCCCCTTGCGGGACTGGCAGGTTCGGATGCATCCGCGGCGCGGCCGGGGCTTGATATCCGGATCTCCCCTCCCAAGGTGGGGGCTCTGCTTGAGCTACCGCGCCTTCCCGCTGCCCGGCTCTGGTTCGTCTCCATCGCCACAGCGGGTCCTATTTTTCGCTTGGGCTGAGCCCCGTCGGGCGTGTCAGCTAGGCATAGGTGCCTCCGTGCCGCACCAGGATTCGAACCTGGACTGTCCCCGGTTTTCGACGGGGCGCCTCCTACCCGTTGGGCTATACGGCGGTACTGCGGCTCTTCACCGGTCGGGTACGCGTCCCCTTGCGGCTCATCACCGGTTCCTGTTACCAGCGGCGCTGGCGCTCTATCGCCAGGGTGGTGCGGTGTTCTCGGAGCCAACACTCGCCGCGTGCCACCTCTGGTGGCCGTCACGGCAGCTCTCAGGCCGTCCTCGGCGGCTTCCTGCGCGTCCGGCCCCGATCGGATCTCTCGCGAGAATCTAGATCGGGAGCGGTTGAGCCTGCGTGCAAGCCACGAAGCACTTTCGGCTGTGACCCTGGACGGACTCGCACCGCCGTCCTCCTGCCGTGAGGCAGGTGCTCTATCTGCTGAGCTACAGGGTCCCCCGCTTGCTCATGGCGGGGGCGTCGGTTGGCGCCAGGCTGAGCAGTCGACGGAGCCGTTAGGACCCGCAGTGCGCGGTACCTGCCGGTAAGCATCGGTCGACACCTGGCGTTCCTTCGCGAGGTGGGGGCAGGACTTGAACCTGCATATCGCCGGGGGCGCTCGATCGGCGGTGGCACCCGCCTTCAGCATTGCCACCCGCTGCTCTGCCAGTTGAGCTACCCCACCGTGGCGCGCGGCTGGATTTGAACCAGCATCCCTACTCCCGTTCTCTCCTGGCCGATGACCGGTCCAACCGGGCCAGGGGCTGTGCGGGGGCGTGCTCGGACACTGTCCTCCCGTCGCACAGTGGGCGTCGCTCTGCCTGTCTTGAGCTACGGCGCCGTGATTGGTCTTACTCGTCGTCTGGCAGGCCGGAAACGGTGCGGGTGCCGGTCGTCACGACCTCGACGGGGGTCAGGACGATGGTGCCGTCATCGGGCTGTTCGACGGTGTAGTGCATGCCGTCGCGCACGACCCCTTCGAGCTTGATGCGGCCGTTGGTGCCCGCCTTGTAGAGCTTCACGCTGGTTCTCCTCCGGGTGTTTCGGACGGGGGGCGGCGG